TGTTGGAGATGTTGTTGATGTTGGAGATGGTGTTGCAAATACATTTTGAACTGGCAAAGGTGTATATGATGCACTAGAAAAATAATTTTGAACATGAGGAGCTGGTGGGGGAGTTAAAGGGAAATTATTCCCTGACATCTCTGATAATAAGGATGCAGATAAAAATCCAGTTAAATTATTTAATGGTGGTAAAGAACTAGAAGAAAATGGATTTGGAATACCTTCAATATGCGTTGATGTTGATGGTAATTCTATATTATTATCTTCGTTAGTTTGTTGTTCATAATTATTATGTTCAATATTACTTGTATTATTAGAATCTGTATTAGTACTATTTATATCGTTACTATTGGTATTTTCATTTTCACCACTAATTTCAATATGAGTTTCATTATTTTCTAAAATTGTTGAATCCATAACTAATAATAGCTATTAGTATTTTTTTAAATATCAATTTATATACTATAAAATAAATATAACTTAATATTTGAAAATGTCTCCTTTATTATTTATTTACCCTAAATAGTTAAATATTATATTAATATAATATATATGCCAAGTAGTAAAATTAAAAGTAAAAATGTAACACTTACAAAAGGTAATACTACTATAATTAGAATGGGAAAATGGACTATTGAACAATTAGATGATGGTAAACTTTCATTCAAATATAATGGAATCCATCAATGCGTTTTAGAACCATTAAATTAATTTTATCATACAATTACATATTAATATCTATATTAATATATAATAATGGTAAATGCTACATTAACAGGTACGCAAATTCAATCTAATAAAGTAAATATTAGAAAGAGAGTTGTTATGGGACCATGGAATATAGCTCTTGATCAAGATAGTAAAGTTTTGCATTTTACATATAAAGGTATTAAGCAGTTTCAAATTGCTAAAGATAATTCAATTGTTGTTTCTGAACCATACATACCTAGTAATGATTCTATGACATTTTCTAATCTAACTAGTAGTCAGTCTACTCCACAACCAAATCCTACTCCAGCTACAGTTTATGGTTGTACTGATAGCACAGCAATGAATTATTTACCTACTGCTACTGCAGAATCAGGTTCTGGATCTACATGTGTATTCAGTGGTTCAGTTGGAGGTACAGTTCTTTGGAATCTTATGCTTATTACATCAGACTTTGGAGCTGGTAATACTTTCCCAAATAATTCACTTACAGATACTATTACAATTAAAGAAAACTTATCCGACACTACAAGTTTATTAACTACTACTCCGGGCAATGGATCTGGCGGTTTTATTAATTTTAATCTTAAAGATAATGCCACATATAAAATTATTATGACTAATGCTACTACAAAAAATACTTACATATATAATTTTAACAAACCATCAGGCGTTACCACTGGTCAAACATTAACTGTCGGTAATTTAACAATAACAGAAGATAATTCATCTCCAATAGATGGAACACCTAGCTCATAAACATACAATTAAATATCTTATATTAAATTATATGTATACACAAACAATAAATTTAAATACTGGGGTTAATTTAATTTCATTTTTTATAAATATACCAAATGTTATTAATAATATACAAAATTTAACTACTATTTCTACATACCATAATAATACTATTTATTCTTCTATCTCTATTGCAGGGAATATTATAGGTAATTTACAAAATATTGTAAGTGGGTATGGGTATTTTGTAACTTGTTCCAGTCCATCAACATTACAAATTACAAATAATACTATATCTAATACTATAATTGGTTTAAATCCTGGTATGAATTTAATAGGATTCCCTTGTAATGTAACTAAATCTATTGTAGAAGTATTCGGAAGTAATTTAAATAAAATCATAACTATATCTACTCTACAAAATAATATGATTCAAAGCAGTATTCAAATAAATAATTTAATAATCGGTGATCTTAATTCTTTTAATCCAAATTTTGCTTATTATGTAAATATGTCTGAGGCATGTACTATAAATATTCAACCACAATTAATAGAAATTCAAGAACCCGAGCCTGAACCTGAACCTGAACCAGAGCCAGAACCAGAACCACCGACAGAACCTGAACCAGAACCTGAACCAGAGCCAGAGCCAGAACCAGAGCCAGAGCCAGAACCTGAACCAGAACCAGAACCTGAACCAGAACCAGAACCAGAACCAGAACCAGAACCACCGACAGAACCTGAACCAGAACCAGAACCTGAACCTGAACCTGAACCTGAACCAGAACCAGAACCAGAACCTGAACCAGAGCCAGAGCCACCGATAGAAATAAAATGTGTAATTAGGATAGAAGTATCTCCAGATGATTATCCATCAGAAATAAGTTATAATGTAAAAGACATAGAAGGAGTTACAATTTTATCTGGTTCAACAAATGACCAAAGCAAGGAACTAGATGCAAATTATTATATATTTAAAATAATGGATTCATATGGGGATGGAATGTGTTGTAATTATGGTGATGGATATTATAATGTTTATTTGAATGAAACTTTAGTAAAAACTGGTGGAAGATTTACAAGTTTTGAATCATTTATCTTTAGAATAAAACCAGATGGTAGTTATTATTTATTAAAAAATATGTATTCTTCGTTAAGTGAAGAAAATGAAATTGGATGGTATAATTTATTACAAAATTTTCCATATGAGAAAACATTTTTAGAAAATAGTGATCATACTTTTTTTATGTTTGATCATAATTTAATTAATAATTATTCATATTACCAAAAAAAAGTGATAATCAGAGAGCATATCATGCAAAATAAACTTAGTAAAAATTCCTTAACAAATAATACAGAGTTTACTGATATAAATAATGATAATGTAAATTCAAAGATAATATTAGTACATAATAAAATGTATTTATCAAGATTAGGACAATCTTTATCAATTGATAGTGATTATGAATTAATAAGCACAAATGGTTATTGCTATAAATTAGATGGATTTTTTTTACCAAACATAGATCATGATAAAATAACAATAAGTATTATTGTTGAGAAAGGTAATAATGAGAATATAACATATAATATGAAGAATATATCAAATGAAATAATTTATTCAAATATAGAATCTGGTTATTACGAAACAAATAATAATAAAAATTATTTACTAGATTTTAATCAAAGTAATTTTAATTTTTTTGAGAATACAGTGCAATATAAATTATATTTTGATAATCAATTTATTTGTAGTGGAGGATATTATTCTGAAAATGAGAAAGTTCCAATAGAAATAAAAGGATATAATGATTGGAATATTACAGTTCAAACATGCAACCAATTATTAGAAGTTAACAATTATACAAAATTAGCAGATTCTATAAAAATTTATTATACATTAATAAATAGTTTAGCAAACAAATCAAATGAATTTACAATATTGACAGTAAAAAATGAAATAATAGATAATAAATTAAATAATTATGTTGGAGAAGATAAAAAAGATGTTATATTTTATCAATTCATAAATAAAAAAATAACAATATCCGAATTAGTAAACAATATGGAATTAGATACAATTTTAGGACAAAAGATAGTGGTAAAGAATATAAATAATAAGTATTATTTAGAATCAACGATAGGTTCTAGAGTAGAGATAAAAAGTGAAATAATAAGTAATATAAATGTAAATATAATAGAAGTTAGTGATATTTTGCCACCTGATTTAGTTTATGACAAAGAGCCAAAAATAATTAATTTTAATAATAATTTGAAATTAAATGATGAATTAATAATAAATGGTGAAAATTTTATACCAAATAGGGAAGTACCAAGAATGTTTGATAGAAATATAAGTTATAGTAAGGAAGGTTGTACATTTTGTGGTAGACCAGAAGCAAGAATTGTAGGAGGTACTGAAGTAGATACTTCAAATATACCTGGATTTGATTATAAATTTACAGCAAGTTTACATATAAATAACAGTATGTTTAATGGTCATTATTGCGGTGGAACAATTATAAATGATAAATGGATTTTATCAGCTGCTCACTGTTGGAATGATAAACTTGCATCAGATATAACAGCATATGTTGGTATATTAAAACAAGAAGATATAAATAATAATAATTATGATAGTAATAAAAAATATTTTATTGATGAAATAATAATTATGAATGGTTATTCAAGTGTTGTAAATGGAAAAGATGTAGCATTATTAAGAATTAGAGGTAAAATAGATTTAGATGATCCAAATATATCATCAATACAATTAGCAACACAAGATGATATAACAATGGGTAAATTAGATGAATTTAAAAAATGCTATACATTAGGATGGGGATCTACATTAGGAACTGGTAGCAATGATAAAATGAGATTTGCAGAATTACAAATTACAAAAAATAGTGATAAATATAACGGAATGTATGATATAAAAAATGATATGATTTTAGCGGGTACATTAGATTTAAACGATGAGGATAATGATGGGGAGATAAATGATACATTAGGTGGTAAAGATGCATGTCAAGGTGATAGTGGAGGGCCTTTAATTATTATAGATAATGGTATTCCAAAATTAATCGGAATAACTAGTTGGGGTATTGGATGTGCTCAACCAGGATATCCTGGTGTATGGGCATCAGTGCCTTTTTATTATGATTTTATACGTGATAATACTGGAATAAATTTTACAAAAGTATTTATAAATAATAAAATGGTTGAAAGCATTGAATCTGTTACAACAAGAGAAATAAAATTAAAAATAAAAAGCAATATGACAAGTGGTAAAATAAGAATTTCAACACCTTATGGTATAGTTGAGTCAAGTACAGATCTAACACTCATATAAAAATTGAAAAATTAAAAATATCAGTTAAATCTATTTATTTATCCTTTACATGTTAATACAACCTACAAACGGTTACGACAATGTAATAAATGAAGACTCTCTGATATGCTCAATTCTACATGAACCTATGGAAGCTGGAAAAACTAGAATATTAAGTTGTGGACATTCTTTTAGTGAGGAAGGTATTCGAGGCTGGATTCAGCAAAGAAAAAACCTAGGAATGGAAACATTTAGTTGTCCTACATGTAGAAAAATGTTTACAATACCTCAAAATGAAGAAGAATTTAATAAATATGTTAGCCCTAATTATAATTTAAATTCGCATATTCAAGCATTAGAAAAATTACGTGAAAAATATACTATTTCTAATGCTAAAACAAGAGAACAGGATTTACTGGTTCGAAAAATGAGAGATGAAATGGCTATAAAAGAAAAAGTCCAAAAAGAAAAACTAGAAATTTATAATGAATTGCAATTGCAAGCAGGATTAAAACTTTCTGAAGAAAAAAAGATTTTAGAAAAAAAAATTAAAGAACTAGAAAAATTACATAAAAATAATTTAGATAGAAAATTAACAGTTGAAGAAATGAAAGAAAACGATAGTCATAAAATATCATTTCAAATAAAACCGACTGCCCCAATTATGAATACAAAACAAATTATTTTAAAACAAAATGTTCCGGTATTAAATCCAGAAGAAAAAATGAAAAAAAAAGAAGTTAAAAAATTAAAAGAACAATTTAAAATTAAAAAAGAACATAAAAAAAATCAAAGGTTAAAATATATTTCCATTTATTTAGTAAATAAAGTACCAAGCGAATTTAAAAATTGTACTAAATCATTAGCCTACGGTATTTTTCTTTTTTTTAAATATAGTATTGGAATTGCATTGATTTTAGTATTGTATTTTATTGCAATTCACTTAATACCATTTTTATTATTAACTTTATTTTTACATCCATTTTTGCTTGTAACAAAAGAAATAGCTATGTTTAATAAAAATAACTTATTTGTTATAGACACAATGAAGCAATTAGTAAATAATAATACTAAAATTATGCCACCTCCATTTGATAGTTATCAAAATTTACCTTTGAGTTATGAAAATCGTGTAGCTATAGCATGGATACCTAGTGCAATAATAATGATTTTATTAATTTTAAACGAATCTAAAGAAAATTTAGAAATATCAAAAAAAATATATGGTACTAGAAAATATTTTTTACATCTTACATATTTATATAGAATACAAAGCTTCATAAATTGGAATAATACTGAAGAACTACAAGAAAGTATTCTAGCAAAAAATCTAGCTTGTTATGGCATATATATTGGTGAACAGCAAAAAAAACAATTGTTTAAAATGTTAACTAATGATTCCCCACGTAGAATGTGTTTCCCGGTGTATAGTTGGACATGGAATTATAAACCGATACTAACAAACATATATATAATATTTTATTATAGTCAACAATTATTTTTATTCATTTGTCAAATGTATTATAATAAAAGAATATTATTAAATTATTATCCTGATTTACATCCTATCGTGAATATAATAATATATATTTTTTCAATTCAGAATTTAATTCTAATTAGTTTCTTAATATCTCCTAAATTTTTTAAAAACAAATGGTGTTGTAAAGAATTAAAAAAAAAAACCTTAACTAATAAAGAAGAATTAAAAAAAATTTATCACTATTATAATAATGAATATGAACAAATAGTAGATTTAAAAATAGAAAGCCTAGAGATACGTGAGAAAAATGCTATATATATGTTAGTAGATCGTTTAAACGTAAGATATGATAGAAAAAGTAATTTATGTCGTTCTAGAATATGTATATTGTTTACTATAATAGGAACTATTATTTTTAGTATTGGTAGTATATATATAATATATATACTAAAAGCACATTATTCATTTTCTATTTTTCAAATAACTAACAATGAAGCATATATAGGTAAATATGATGCGATAATTTATGGTTTTATTACATATGGGCCCATATTAGTTTTACTTTCAATTTTCGGGCGAAATTAAATTAACCTAATAAATAAATTCATCTATACTTTTATTAAAAGATTCAAAATCTTTATCAGATGATATTTTAAAGTTTGACAAAATATTTTTTATTTCATCAATATTTGTTTTATTATTTACCATTTTAATTAAGGTATCGATCAGTTCCATAGCAGAATTATATTTGAATTGCAATTCATTGTATTTTTTTGCTAAGTTTTTCTTTTTAATAAGTTTTTTTATTTCAAGATGTTTTTTACATAGAGGCTTATGATTTTTGCTAATAATGTTATTATATTGTTCTTGTGAAAATTTTAATTTTTCAGAACAATTTTCATAAGAACAATTAATATCAATGGTTCTTGAAACGAAATTATAGTTAGGTTTGGATAAAGTTGATTCACATATATCCTCAGTAATTTTTGATGTTTTATTTCCAGTTTTATCGGTCCCCAAATATTTCATTAATAAAAGTAGATCTTTTCGAACTTCAGCTGTATTTTCAATAGCTTGAGAATGCATTTTTTCTATAATTTGAGGTGTTGTCATATATCCAAGAGATAATAATTAAATTATATTTAATGATAAAATTTTTCAATTTTTATCATTAAATTTATTCGATTATCAATATATACATAAGGTATTAATTGAAAACAGAGTTTTTTAAAAAATTTTACTAATTATATTATAATGAATACTATAAACTTTAACCAAGGTATAAATTTGGTTTGTTTTAATAAAAATGATTCTTTTATAAAAATATTAGATTCAGTAAAATATAAAATATCTACTATTTCTTCATTGCATAATAACGAAATTAAGTCATCAGTATTTATTAATATTGGAACAAATAGATTATTAATAGGTAATTTGCAAAATATAAATTTTAATTATGCATATTATATAAATTGTACTGAAGCTTTTACATTAACTTATGCAAAATCATATATAATAGATGGTAAGATTAGTTTATTACCTGGAAATAATTTAATTGGTTTTAGCAATTCTAAAGATATAAATATAAATAAGATTTTAGACTATCCAGAAATATCAACAATATCTTCATTAGATGGTAATATAATTAATGCTAGTATAAATATAAATTCAAATTTTATTGGAAATATTACAACAATAGAACAAAATAAGGGTTATATAGTTACAAGTAGTGACAGTATAACAATTGATATATATAAAAACGATAAAGTAAATATGTCAGTTCAATATATTAAATCAAATGATAGTGATAATATTACTTTAGAGGTATATAAAACAGATGCAAAAATGGATAATAATACTGTAGTATCAAATCCTACTAGAAATTTATATTTGTCTCAAGTATTAGATTCATCAGTATATAATTTTGAAGTTCCTCATGGTGTGTATAATATAACTTTTATGAATGATTGTAATCATGGACAATGTGGTACAAATTATGGTAATTATAAGATTAAAATAGGAAATAATACAATAGTAGATCAAAGTAATTTTACAAAAGAGAATACTACATCTTTATTTGCAAGATATGATTCTACTTTTATTCATAGTAGTCTAACATATGAAGATTATGTTGTAAATATGGAGGATAAAATGAAAAATATCAATAATCTATTTCCTAATATAACAAAATATTATAGTATTGGTAAAACGCAAGATGGTAATTATGATATGTGGGCAATGGATGTTTCTGGTGATTTAAATAAAACAGATGACAAACCATATGTAAGATATATTGGAAATATGCATGGAAATGAACCATCAGGTAGAGCATTAATAATTTGGTTTATTGAATGGTTATGTGATGAATATTATGAAGGTAATGAAAGAGTAGTAAAATTATTAAATAATACTACACTGCAGTTTTTACCAACTTTAAATCCTTGGGGATTTCATAAATCAACTAGATCTAGATATAATAGTAGATCTTATGATTTAAACAGAAATTTTCCAGATCAGTATGTTCCAACATCAAATAGTGCCTATGAAGCTGAAACATTAAATGTTATGAACTGGAATGCAAATAATAAGCAAGTAATTTTATCTGGTAATTTTCATGAAGGTGCTAAAATAATAAGTTATCCATATGATGGAGATCAAACAATGATTTCAGGTGTATCAGGGACTCCAAATAAAACTGAAGATCATGATATGTATTTAATTTTGGCAAAAAAATATTCTCAAAATATGAATCCTAAATTAAATATGGTTAATTCTTATCCAAGTAAAGAACATGGTATCATAAATGGAGCAGAGTGGTATACATTATATGGAGGTATGCAAGACTGGGAATACTTAATATATGATATTATGTCAACAACTATTGAATTAAGTGTAAGTAAAAATAATGCTTCTCATTTTTTAGATGACTTAAAATACGAAAATCTATCATCAGATGGTGAAAATATTGATGGTGGTGCTATGTTAGCATATCTTGAAACAGCTTTTCAAGGTGTTCATGGTAATGTATATGATGTAAATGGAAATCCAATTGAAAATGCTATTATTGAAATATACCAAAATGGACAAGAATTTGGTAGACCTGTTAAATCTAAAGTAAAAGGTGACTTTTATAAAATGCTTCCATATGGTTCATATATAATAACAATTGAAAAGGATGGGTATGATAAGTATGTAAATGGTATATTTATAAATGATATTGGAAATGACATATCTAAAGTAACAAAATTAACAGCTACGTTAATTTTATCTTAAAAAGAATTATTTCTCTTTAATTTATCCAGACGTTTTTCTTTTCGATTATTTAATATAAAAACTAGATCTGTTCTTTCATCTTTTGATTCTTCTAATTCTGCAATTCTTTCTTCTAATCTATAAATTTCATTTAACAATGTATCATCATGCCAATTATATGAATAATATGATGTAGAATTACTGAATACATTCCTTTTTATTTCATACAATACATCAGATAGAATATAACCTATATTCCAATAATAATATTGAATTGTTTTAAACATATATTATTTAACAATATATTAATATATTATTAAATGTTTGAAATACCTAGAAAAAATTTATTTATATCACCTCCATTTGGAAATTATATTAAATTACCTGGAGTAATACCAATACGTGGATCATTTACATTAAACGAAAGAAAAGGTAAATGGATGCAAATTTTAAAAACATTAAGATATATTCCTGTTTTCAGTGGATGGGTCAATAAGATAGGATTAAGAAACCCAGGTATTGATTATGCTATTAAAACTTATAAAAAAGGAGAAATAATAAGTATTGCTATTTTAGAATCGGAAGATATAAATAAAATTCATAAAAAAATTCCTGAAGATATGGATATAGAATTAAATGTTTCTTGTCCTAATACAGAAAAACACCTTGTAAATGATGGATTAAGTATTTTTTTGAATAATAAAAGAGAATGGTGTATAATTAAATTATCACCTATTGAAAGATTAGAACAAGTTGATACATACTATAATCAAGGTTTTAGGCAATTTCATTGTAGTAATACAATACCCATAAAAGAAGGTGGTTTATCAGGACCTTTTATTAAAGTATTCAATAAAGATTTAATTAAATATATTAGGAAAAAGTACAATAATGATGTAGAAATTATTGGAGGTGGAGGAATAAGGACAATGGATGATGTTAAATTTTATAATAAATTAGGTGTTAATCATTATTCAGTTTCATCTTTATGTTTTAATCCGATTTCATTTTTATCATTATACTTTAATTTTTTCAAATAAATAAAATTTATTAAAATTTATTTATTTATTTTTAATTACCAGTCTAATTCTCCTTCACTGTATTCAGAATCACTCATGTCACTTAATTCTACATCACTATATTGTTCTAATAATATTGCAAGACCTTCACCTTCACCACTAACTGCATTATCTATGTTTTCAGCTAATTCTTTTTGTTGTTCTTTACGTGCTGCTTCTTTTTTATCTTCTTCTGCAGCAGCTTTATTTTCAGCTGCTTCAAGTTTTCTCTCTTGTTCTTTAAGTTTATCAAGTTTTTCCACACCTTTACTAATATTTAAAAGTTTTTCTAAACCTCTTAGACCTGTAAGTGTATTTATTTTTGCAATATCATCTTCAGAGAGTGATTTAGTTACTTTTTTTATATGTTTATCAATAGCAGTTTGAATGGATTTTTCATATACTGCTGTTAAGTCAGCTTCTATGTCTCCTAGTTGTTCTACTGGATTTAATCCTTCAAAAATACCTTTAAATCTTGCTTCTTTTTCATCTCTAGATTCTTTTTGATCAGGTTTGTTATTCTTATATTCAGTGTATGCTTTTTTATAAATTTCATTAATTTGTGTATCTTTTTCTTTTTTAAATTTTTTAACAATAGTATCTAAAATTTTTTGAGCTCCTTTGTTTTTACTTGTTAATTTAACTGTATTCATTCTATTATTTACTGTTTGTTTGACTGATTTAGTTCTTTTAGCTCTTGCTGGGTCAATACCTACGGCTTTTCCAAGATTACTAACTCCTTTTGCTGCGGCTTTTCCTACTGCTTTTGCAGCTGATGCAGTTCTCTTTGCTAAATCACCTAAAAAACCAGCACCTTCTAATTGATCAATTTGTGTTTTTAAAGTCAAGTATTTTTTTTTATATTTTAAATACTTTTGTTTGTAGATTTCCTGATTAGGATCCATTAATATATAATATACTTTATAAAATAATATTAACTGATTTATAATTCATCTATAAATGAAGTTATTTGATCATTAATTGTATTAAATATTTTAGAATTTTTTTCAAAATCATTATCACCTGATACAATTAATGTTGGTATAGGAGTTTTATCTATCCAATCTTCATGGTAATCATGTAAAGAATTGAGATATTCAATAGGAATCGCATTTTTTTCCTCTTTTCTATCTCTTTTAACAATTCTCTTACTAGAAATTTTAGGATCAACTTTAAGATAAACATGTGCAGAAATTAATGCAGATGAATGTAATCTATAAAACCAATAATTATAAATTTCATACTCTAAATTTGTAATTTCTTTATCATTGTGTAATAATTTTGCAAAAACATTTTTATCAGAATGTATGCTTCTTTCAACAATTAAATAATTATCTTTAAAAATAGAAGTATTTCGTTTAATTTCTTTTAATTTCGTTTTTAATGTATGTAGTCTAGTAATAAAGGCAAAATTCTGAAATAAATAAGCATTCCTTTTTTTATCTTTATAAAACTCAGATAAAATATTATTTCCATCTATATCTGATACTGATTTCCAAACATCAACTGGTTCTTGTAAAAAAAACCAGGTTGGATTTGCTTGTTTTAATTTTTTAACTAGCGTTGATTTACCAGATCCAATATTTCCTTCAATAGAAATAATATAAGTCTTACCTAGTATATTTCTAAAAATAATTATCAAAAAAAGTAAAATTGGTAATAATAATAAAGTTGTGAATAATATGAACATTTATATTTAATAAATTAATAATTATTTGTTTAAATTTCAATTTTATTTGAAAGCATTTTCAAATAGTTTTGATAAATGTTCATCAGATATATCACTACAGATTTTAGAATCAAATAAATTATTCTCTAATTTTTTTAATTTAGAGATTTCAATTAATAATTTAAATCCATCTCCTTTATAAATAGAAATTAAATCTTTACTACGATTTAAATCATATTTAAAATCCATAGGAAGAATTATTTGACAATCAGGTTTAATTTCATAACGTTTAAAAATATTGTTATTAACTAACCACACATTATCGATATAAGTAGTTAAATATTTAGCAAAATTAAGTAAATTTCTTTCTTTATTTACTAAGTAATTTTTTTTACAATTATTGTATCTTTTATAATTTTTCATATATTGTAATTATTAATTATTGAGTATAAAATAAATTCAATTTTTATTTTAAATATTATAAATGAAAATTGGATATATAGAAAATACAGATAGAAGTAATTTATATTTTGGTTTATGTGATAAAATTAAAATTCCAAAATTGACTAGCAAAGAAATACATTTAGATTTAGAAAAGATACTTGGTAAGAACAATGTAAGAAATATACAAGGAATTAGACTTAGACAAGAAGATTTAAAAACTGAAATTGATAAATTAAATAATATAAATAGAATTTTATTAATTTTAATAATAATATTTGCGTCAGTAAATTTAATTAGTGCAATAAAAGGATAAAATAATTTAAAAAGCAGACAATATAATTATAAATGTCAATAAAAAAAAAGAATTTACCATGGGTAGAAAAGTTCAGACCTAGGCATTTAGAAGATTTAAAATTTCAAGATGATATACTGAATACGATAAATAAATCAATAAATAATCGTAATTTTCCGCATTTATTATTATATGGACCACCTGGTTCAGGAAAAACAACATGTGCATTAGCAATATGTTTAAAACTATATGGTCCAAAAATGTTATCATCTAGAGTATTAGAATTAAATGCATCTGATGAAAGAGGTATTAAAGTAGTAAGAGAAAAGGTTAAAAATTATGCAAAATTAGCATTAAGTATACCACCAAAAAAATATAATTTCCCATGTCCAAAATTTAAGATTATAATATTAGACGAAGCAGATGCAATGACAACAGATTCTCAATTTGCATTGAGAAGAATTATAGAAAAATATTCGAATTCAACAAGATTTATATTAACATGTAATTATATATCAAAAATAGTAAGTCCGATATTGTCAAGATGCATTGGTTTTCAATTTAGAGCATTAGATGAAAATTCTGCAACAAATATATTAAAAGATATAGTAGATAAGGAAGAAATAAGTATTAATAAAAATGCAATATCAGAAATTTTTAATATGTGTAATGGAGATATGAGATTATCAATAAATTTGTTACAAAAATTATCATACAATAATAATGATACGATATCATCAGATTTAGTAAGGAAAGAGTATGGTTTAATAACGGACAAAGATATGGATAAAATTATAAATATATTTAAAAATATTAGTGTAGATAATAAAACTGTTTTAAAAGTTACAAATAATCTAATAAATAGAGGATACTCAATAAAATTAATTTTAGAGTCCTTTTCAAATTATTTTAAAAGAAGTAAAGTTTTAACAGAAGAAAATTTATGTAAATTATACTTTAAAATATCTGATATAGATAATTTTTCCAATCTATCAGGTAATCAATTTATAGCTACATTAAGTATATTAAATTTTCTTGCAACTTTATTAAATTAAAATAAAAAAAATATTTTATAAATAATTATTATAATATTTTAATTATGTATGAAGTATTAACAGAAACAGAACCTATGAGAATACATCATTATAAATTTACAAAGTCTCTTGAAAGTAGTGATATAGAATTATATAAAACTCACATAAACAATGAATTTAGTAATAAAAATAAATTTTATGCTATTAATGATATCACTGATATAAATAATTTTAAAGCAAATTACGTAAAACATTTTATGGAGCTTGACAAATTATTTAGTAATAAAGAAATAGTAAAAAAATATGTAGGTTGTACAGTTACATTAGTATCAAAAAAAAATAAATCGTTTTTTGATTTAATATTTAAGTTTAGAAAAACTGAAACTCCTCATTTAATAACTACTAATTTAGAAGATGCTGTTAAGTTTATATTTTCATTAAAAAAATAAATTAATATTCATTGAATATATTAATTTATTTATATATTAATCATCATCTGAATCAAATTTTTCAATTAAATGTTCAGGATCTAAGTCTGTTGGATCAATATCTTTATACTTTCTTGGTTCATATTTAACAAGATTCTTAACATTTGAAAAAGAGTTAGGTAGCCCAGACCAAACATCATTATCTTGCAATCTATAAATAATATTATCTTCTATCTTTGCATAATTGTATTTTAATATCTTCATTCCATATTGATTATATATCACTTTGTTTATAAATCTTAAACATTCTGCTGTTTCCATTTTTAATATATCGTAAGGTATCTTTTTTAATCCGTAATTTTTAAATAATGCATATTTCATTTCTGCTAATAAAGGTTTTATTTTTTTTAATTTTTCATTTAATGTTGTGTAGTTTATTTCTTTTTCTAAATCGTTAATATCAAAACCAATTTCCTTTATGAATTTTAAAGGATAAAAATGTCTCGCATAATTATTTTTATTCTTGAAATCTTCATACACATTATTATATGTATGTGCCATTTTTTGATTGTGTTTTAATATTTCTATTTTCTTTTCTGTTGATTGTTCATCTGTTTTAAATACTGTTACTAAATTTCTATACCATCTCATTTTTTCATGAGAATAATATTCATTCGCCAAATCACGTAATTTATCTTTTTCAGTATTCTCTGGTATATTATAATTATTTTTAAAATTATATTTTCTAATAGAATTAATATCATTTTCATCCAAAAATTCATTTCTTCTTTTTATTAATTCTTGAAATGTATCATGGTCTAAATCTTCTGATTCTATAATTCCCTCAATAAGATTAACTCTTTCTTCTTCTAATCTTTCTTTCCTTAATCTAGTCATGTCTTTGAAATGTTTTTCATATGAATTCTTATTAACACTATAAGATTCTAATTGATATTCTTTTCCTTTTAAATATCCAAATAATTGTGCTGTAAAATTTAATTTATCAAGAACAGTTTCTTTCACATTTCTAACATACATGTCATAAATTGGTTCATCTTTATAAGGATATTCTACAATATTTTTTGTAATTGCTTTCTTTTTTATCAAGTTGTTATGTACATCATATTGTGTTAGTAAATAGTTATTACATAACATAGATTCTGTATCTGTGTATGATAAATAATCTTCTTCTTTGTCATATGGTTTATATTTATCTATAGCTAATATGATTTCTTTAGTTTTAGGTGTTCTTACTCTATGAAGCATTTGAGCAAATTCTTGAGATCCTAATGATTGATGACATCCATATGCATATATTTTATCAAAATAATTAGGTACATCAAATGATACACCCATACATACTGATGGAGTATAAATTATAACATCGTATTTTATCCATGTCTCATTTATTTTCATCAATTTCTCTAATTTATCTGCATCATCAGATTCCTTATGAATTAATAAAACTTTCTTATTTGAAAATTTATTTTTTATTAAACATTGTAAATCCTTTGCTTTATTATTACTAGCCATTGGAATTACTAATTTTTTATTAGCTTCAATATCTTCCATAATAGTTGAAACCCAAGAAGGATAATTTGTATATTTTACTTTATAGTTTTTATAAACTTTATAAGTATTTACTATCAAACTATAGTCATTTGTTGCTCTACAAGATCTTGTATAAAATCTCATACATCGCTCAGAAAGATCAGCATCCAAGATAAATACATTATTTGCTTCTCGTAAATACATATCTAAATGTTCAACAATCATGGATGATTGTCTATTTTTTATAAAGTGTTGTGATGTAATATATCTTGATAAACTTTCACACTCGTCTATTATAATTAAATCAAATTTATCTGATTCTAATCTTTCTAAAGAATCAATTTGACAAATTACTCGTTTTTCTGTAATGTGTTTGCTCTTGATATTTGAATATAACTTAAATCCATATGTTTCCAAATCACTTAATAATTTTATTCCGAATGTTCTTCTACTTGATAAAAATAATATTGATTCGTATTTATCTGTTGGAAATATAGCTTTTAATAAATTATGTGTTTTCCCAGTACCTTTTTCACTTTGAACACATAATAATTTTGGTCCTAAATGTTTCTTAAATAATTTAGGTGTTAAGTATTGTTGATTAATTACAGATTTCTTATATTTTCCTGTAGTTATTTCAATAGAATCATACGATTCTACAATTGATTTAATATCATATTTTGGGATGATATCAGTTAAACCTTCAGATTGACAATACTTAATTAAAGTACCAAGTCCTAATTTTTTCCTATCATCATATGTTTGAAATGTTTTCCATTTTTGTAAACATAAATTTGGAGAATATTTTGAATTAGTTTTACTCCACTCATCCCATAATTTAAAATAATTTGAATCAATATTATGCAAAATCATTCCAACTTTTATCCATAAATCATAATTATCAACATATTTTTCTGGTAATGAATTTAATATTTGCTTTAATTTTCTTTCATTAAATATTTCATATGATGACTCCTTGTTGCTTTCAGTTGCATATACAATATTTTCAGGAACTGTTGTTTCAAATTGTTTAGTAACTAATACTTTACAATTATCAATATTAGTTATCAATGTTCTTGAAAAAAAATCAAAAGTACTTTTTTTAGTATAAATGGATTCAACATTTTTAAATTTAAAAGGTTTTAATGTATTTTGTTTTCCTTTTTTCTCACAATAACAACATCTCAAAACAGTATTATTATATATTGAACTATCACAATATGGCATTTCATTTTTTGACTTCAAATAATTAAAAAATCCTCTACATTGTTTATGATTTTTAAATTTTACTTTATCAAATATTATATGAAATGAATTTTGTTTTATGTCAGTTGGTAAAGATTTCAAAATAATAACATCAGAAAAACTATAATTAGGATGAAATTCTTTTAATTCACTAATCACAAATTTACAGATATTTTTTACTATCTTATTAGCATTTTTTTCTGTATTTTCAAAATCTATATCTAGACTGAATTTTAATTCTTGTGATTCTGTCCAAAATTCATAGAAATTATTCTTTCCTTTTAATATTAAATTGTATACATTTTTCATTGAATTTATATAAAATATTTTCGCCCCTGTTTCATTCTTATCTTTTGCAAATAAGTATATGTCTTTTTTTTTGTCTAATTTAGACTGATATAATATAGCATCGCGCTTTTTAAAGAATTGCATTTTAATATTTATATATTTAACAATCCGTTAAATATATTTTTTATTTTCAACTTTTACGAAAAACATTAAATATTTTTATTCTAGTTTATTCTATGTGTTAATACAATTTTAATAAAATATACTATATTTTAAAATGATTAATATTTGGAAATATAGACAAATTATTTTATGCAATCTCAATTATGTAGTTTATGATGCAATCTGTGACATAGATATTCCGGTAGGATTATTAGAAAATTACAGTGTTAGAAAGGATAATATATTTAAGTATGATTATAACAAGTCATATATTGGGACTTATGTTTTAAATTCACCAGTACATGTAATCGGATATCATTTGAATAGGGATAAATGGTATCCAATTTTTGAATATAAATTTCATAAAATTAAAGGATTTGTAAATACTCAATTTTTACATTCATATAAAAAATATATGAAAAGAGTAAAAAAAAGAGCAATTTTAACATTATTTTTAATTAATGGATTTGATGGCAATATTATTAATAAAATATACAATTATATTGAATAAGCATTTGAATAATATTGTTCATAATAATCATTTTCTGTTAAATTATCAGATAATATTTGTTGTTCTTTTATTACAAAATTATTAATATATTTATTTGTATTAAAATTATATCGCATAGGTCGTAAATAAATAAATTTTATAAACCGTATTTTATTTATTGCTGAGGAATAAATAATTCTTGGTCCTCTTCTTGGTATTATAAGCGGAGGCATAAATTTGAGTGTTAAGTTATATAATTTTATGTAAGGATCATTTTTTAGATGTTTGCCTTGAGTTTTGATATTATGAAACATAAAAGACTTAATAATTTTCCATAATTCATTAGGAATATACATAAATATATATTAATAAATATTTAAACTATTGGTTATATATTTATTAAATGAATAATTTACCATGGGTAGAAAAATATAGACCAAGTGATCTATCTAATGTTTTATCACAACCACATGTTACCGATACGTTAAAAAAATTTATTGAAAATAAAAGGTTGCCACATATGATATTTTATGGGCCAGCTGGAACAGGTAAAACTTCAAGTATTGTATCATGTGCAAAAGAAATATATGGAAAAGATTATGATGTTATGGTTTTGGAACTTAATGCATCAGATGATAGGGGTATAAATACAGTAAGAGAACAGGTTAAAGATTTTTCATCAAATTGCCAGTTTTTCTCAAAAGGAGTTATGTTAGTAATTTTAGATGAAGCTGATGCTATGACATATGATGCACAATTTGCTTTAAGAAGAATTATAGAAAATTATAGTAATAATGTTAGATTTTGTTTAATTTGTAATTATATTAGTAAAATTATACCACCAGTACAATCAAGATGTGTATTATTTAGGTTTTATCCATTAAATAGTACTATTATTTATAATAAATTACTTAAAATTTGTAAAGCTGAAAAAATTAGGAGTAATAAAGCTGGTATTGAAACTATTACAAGCTTATGTAAAGGTGACTTAAGAGTTGGTATTAATTTATTACAATCTATTTATTTAGCAAAAGGAAAACTTGCTACTGATGCGGTTTATGCATTTTCTGGTTTACCTTCACCAAAACAAAGTAAACAATTAACTAATTCAATATTAAAGAAACAGAATTTTTTAAAAAACAATAAGATTATATTAAATATGATAAATAATGGCATTAGTTTACAACAAATATTATTAACATTATGTGATAATATTAAAATATCAAATCTGAATGAAAAAAATAAAATGGTTTTAATTGAAAAA